CCAAAACCAAAAGTAAAAAAAACAACTACTAAAACCTAATGGCATTTGTAGAGGACAGTACAACACAATCTGCATACCTTAATGATTTTGGTGTTAGTTGTACATCAGGTGGTACTACAGCAAATGGAATATTAGAACAACCAGATTTAGTATTAGCAGGTAATCAAATTGTTAGTACAGATTATCAGTTAACAGCAAAAACAAGTGATTTTGGTAGTTTAATCGCAGGTGCATCTATAACTGTTGATAGTGTGGCTTATACAGTAAGAGAAGTAAGAAAGTTAGATGATGGTACATTTTGTGAAATTAGTCTACAGAAAACATGACTACAAAACGTGAGCAAATTATGGCAAGGTTACTCACAACACTTGCTAATACAACAGGAGTTAGTACACGTATCTATAGAAGTAGGGTAGTACCATTAACAAGAGGTGAATCACCTGCATTAGTATTAGAACCTGTTAATGATACTGTTGAACAAAACACATCATTACCTACACTAGATCATTCTTTAACAGTAAGGGTAAGTGTAATAGTTAGAGGTGATGTACCTGATAATGTGGCAGATGCAACAGTAGAAAGTTTGCACAGTAAAATAATGGCAGATTTAACAGTAAATAATCTTGCAATAGATGTACAACCATCTGATACTTCTTTTGAATTATTAGACGCAGATCAACCAGGTGGTGTTATAGGTGTGGAATATATAGTGCGATATAGAACAGAAATAGACGATTTAACGCAATAGATGGTGTTTCTTACTAAAAACCTATATTATAGAAACATACTGATTAAATGTAACAATGCCTAAGCTACACAGAAAAAGAAGCATACTAGCTAAAGCAGAATCTAGTTATGGAAGTGACCCTACACCTACTGGTTCTGCTAACTATGTACAGGTAATAGATTTAAATATAGAACCTATTATAAGTGATGAAGTAAGTAGAGATTTAATAAGGCCATATATGGGTAACTATGAAGTAATACCTGCAAATACAAGAGTTAATGTAACCTTTGATGTAGAAATGGCAGGTAGCGGTAGTGCAGGTACAGCACCTAAATATGGTGCAATATTAAAAGCGTGTGGTTTATCGGAAACGATAACAGGTGGAAACACAGTTACTTACGCACCAGTTAGTACCCCATCAGATAGCGTTACATTATTTGTTAACTATGATGGCATAAGACATAAAGTAACAGGTGCTAGAGGTACATTTAGTATTAATTGTGAAGTAAACAATATTCCACGTATTTCTTTTTCTTTAACAGGTATTTTTAATGCACCTACTGATACTGCTTTACCAACTGTAACAGTAAGTAATCAGGCATCACCTCTTATATTTAAAAATGGCAGTACATCTAACTTTGCAATATTTGGTTTTGCAGCAGCGTTACAATCATGGAATTTAGATTTTAATAATGAAGTTATCTATAGAGAATTAGTAGGTGGTACAAAAGAAGTATTAATTACAGACCGCAGACCGTCAGGTACAGCAGTTATAGAATCTGTTGCCTTATCAGCCCATAATTTCTTTACAGATTATACTGGCACATCAACTGGTACAAACACTTGGCTACATGGAACTGTTGCAGGTAATAAAGTTACTGTATCTTGTCCACAAACTGATTTAGGTCAGCCTACCTATGAAGAATCAGATGGTATAACAATGCTATCTTTACCATTTATGGCAACACCTACAGCATCAGCTAATAATGAATTTAGCCTTGTCTATACCTAAAAAAGGGTATACCCTAGTTAGTAGATACTAAATTTTTATGCCTTTTGTTATAGACCAGAAACCTACTTATAAATGGAAAGTAGTAGTAAAAATAAATAAAGATGGTGAAGTATCACAAGAAATATTTACAGCACATTTTAAAAACATTTCACAATCTAGATTTAAAGAAATGATAAAAATGGTAGAGGATAAACAGATAGATGATATAGATGTAGCAAAAGAAGTATTACTAGGTTGGGAGGATTTAGTAGATGCAGAAGGTCAAGAAGTACCATTTAACAAAAGTACACTTAATCAATTATTAGAAGTAAGAGGTTTTGCAACTGCTGTAGGCTTTGCTTTTATGGAATCTAATGAAGAAATATTTGTAAAAAACTAATTAAGGCAGGTGAATATTGGGCTGTTGGTTCAACTGTCATAGATAAAACAGCAGAAGATGATGCAGTATTAGGAATAACAACAGAAAAAAAGGAAGTAGATGATAATTTTTATGTATATTCACAAAATTGGGAAACTGTACAAATGTTTTTAAGGTGTCAGACTCAATGGCGTGTAGGAATAAGTGGAATTATTGGTTTAGACTATACATCTGTGATAGAAATGATTAAACTGTATTTAGTAGAAGATACTGTTGCTATGCTCGAAAATCTACAAATTATGGAAGCTGCAGCATTACAGGTAATTAATAAGGAAAAATAATATGGCAAAGTTTGATTTAGTTGTAGCAGCAAAAACTGTAGGTGCAGGTTCTATTAAACGTCTTGGCAACTCTATGCAAGGGGTTGCAGGTAGGGTAAAAAATTTAAGGCTTGCAATGGGTGGCCTTAATAAAACTTTTGCAACTTTTGGTATTTTAATTTCTGGTGGTGCATTTGTAGGACTTGTAAAAGGTGCAATAGATAGTGCAGATAGTTTTGGTAAGATGGCTGACCAGACAGGTATAGCTGCTAATACATTACAGGCATACGTAAACGCAGGTAAATTAGCAGGTGTTAGCCAGGAAACAATAGATAAAGGATTAAGAAGATTAGCACAATCAATGAGAGAGGCAGATCAGGGTGTTGCTACATATTCAGATAGTTTTGACGCATTAGGAATATCTGTAAGAGCAACAGATGGCACATTTAAGACAAGTGAACAGGTATTAGGTGAAGTAGCAGATAAATTTGCAACAATGGAAAATGGTGCTACAAAAGCTGCACTTGCTATGGAAATATTTGGTAGATCAGGTGCAAGTTTAATTAATTTATTAAATGGTGGTGCAGCATCACTAACAGAATTTAACTATGCGGTATCAAATGAATTTGCACAAAATGCAGAATTTTTTAATGACCAGATTGCAGTATTAACAATCAGATTTGATGGATTTAGAAAGCAACTTACAGATGCATTATTACCTGCATTAAATACTATTGTTGGTGTATTTAGTGAATTATTTAGTGCAGAAAATGATTTTAGTGGATTTTTTAAGGCTATAGAAATAGGTATTAGGGGTATTGCTATTGGAATATTTGCAACTGTTAAATTAGTAGATGAAGTTATAAGGGTTATCGCTGCAGCAGCTCAAAAAGTACAAAGTTTTTTTGACAACATAAAAATACCACCTTTTGTACAAAAACTATTAGGTGGTGCAGGTAATATTGCGAAAGATTTAGGTAACAAATTTAAAACAACAACAAAAAGTAATTTAACATCTTTATTTGGTGAGGATTTTACAAAAGGTTTTTCTGATAGATTTACTGAAAGTTTTAATAAAATACAAGAATTATTTAGTGGCACAACAAACGCACCTGCTACTTATTTTCAAGATATTAAAGATAGTGTAGATGATGCAGGTGATTCTATAGATAAAACATTTGGTCAACAAATGCGTGAAAAACTTAAGACATTTAGAGACAGCATAAAATCAGTACAGGAATCAATGGCAGATGTCGTTGTTAGTGGTATTAAGGGTATGGAAGATGCACTTGTTAAGTTTGTAGAGACAGGAAAACTTAATTTTAGTGATTTAGCAAGATCAATAATTGCTGATATGGCACGTATAGCAATACAACAATCAATAACAAAACCTTTAACAAACTTTTTTAGTGGTTTATTCAGTAAAAGTGCTAATGGTAATGCTTTCGTAGATGGTCAGATACAGAAATATGCTTATGGTGGGATTGTAAATAAGCCAACTATGTTTCCTATGCGTAATGGCATGGGTCTTATGGGTGAAGCAGGTGCAGAAGCGATATTACCGCTACGTAGAGGTGCAAATGGTAAATTAGGTGTTGAATCATCAGGTGGTGGCAGTACAATTATTAATGTATCTGTAGATGCTTCTGGTACTGCTGTAGAGGGTAATACAGGTCAGGCAAATGAATTTGGTAACGTATTAGCAGCAGCAATACAAGCTGAATTAATTAACCAGAAACGTGCAGGTGGTTTATTATCTAACGCATAATTATGGCAACATTTCCTTCTATTGAACCTAGTTATGGATTACAGAAGCAAAGTAGTCCTACTATTAAGATAGTAAAATTTGCAGATGGATTTGAACAAAGACAATTAGTAGGTATAGCAGCACATCAAAATAGGAAAATTTATAATCTTGCATGGAATAATATTACAGAAACAGATAGTGATACTATTGAATATTTTTTAAATGAACGTGCATTAGATCAAGCATCATTTACATATACACCACCTAATCAAACACTTACAAAAACAGGTACATATGCACAAAGCGGTACTACAACAATAACAATAACAATTACTGACCATCAGTTATTTGCAAATGATTCTATAACAATAGATTTTACAAGTGGTGCTGCATCTGATGGTACATATTCTGTTGTTGCTCTCACAAGTGCAAACATATTTACAGTAACAGCTAGTGGTAGTGCTACAACATCTGGAAACTGTACAGTAACAAGATCAGGTGCAAAACAGTTTGTATGTAAAAAATGGACAAAAAATATAAGAGTACCTAACAGGGCAACAATTACAGCTACATTTGAGGAGGTTTTTGAACCATAAATGGCTATACCTACTGAAGAACTACAAAAAGCTAACCCTAGTGCAAAGATAGAACTGTTTGAAATACACCTTGTATCTGCTTTACATGGCAGTAGTGATATATCAAGATTTCATAATGGTATAAATATGAATACTACTTTTAATGTTGTATTTCAAGGCAATACCTATACAAGAATACCAATAGAAGCTAATGGTTTTGAGTATGCAGCAACTAGAACTACTAGACCTAGACCTACAGTAAGAATTAGTAATATCCTGTCTACAGTTACAGCATTAATGACACAGGCAAACCTAACAACACCTAAGAATGATTTAAATGGTGCTAAATTTATTAGAAAAGTCACTATGTTGCGTTATCTAGATAATGCTAATTTTGAATCTGGTTTAAATCCATTTGGTACACCTGCTAACAATACATATGAAAATCAAACATTTTTCATTGATAGAAAAACTGTAGAAAGTAAAGATTTTGTAGAATTTGAATGTGCATCATCATTAGACTTACAAAATAGATCAGCACCTAAAAGAATTATTACTAGAAAAGATTTTCCATCTGTAGGTACGTTTGCATGAATAGTTGGCAAGAACAGGCACTACATCATGCTAAAACATCATTACCAGATGAAAGTTGTGGTTTAGTTATAGATGTAGATAACAAACAGCAATATTATCCATGTAAAAATATATCAATAGAAGGTGCAAATAGTTTTACTATAGACCCAGAAGATTGGGCTAAGGCAGAAGAAACTGGAACTGTTTTACATATATGTCATTCTCACCCTAATGGTGATTTAACTGCATCAGAAGAGGATATAAAAAATTGTAATTTTATTGGTTTATCATGGTTTATTTTTAATCCTTTAGATGATGAATGTATAGAACTAAAACCAGAAGTACATAAACCTATGCTTACAAAAGATAAATTTATAGATAGAGATAGAACAGAAGATGAAAAAGGACTTAGAAAAATAAAAGTATATGGAAGGTTAGCAGAATTAGTTGGTTGGCACGTTAGTTATGCAGATGTTAAAAACATGAAAGATGTATATAAATATTTGGTTTGTAATTATCCAGAAATAGAACCGCACCTAAAACAAAATATGTACAGAATTACTATAAATAATGATGTTGTTAAAACAAAAGATGATTTATTAGTACATAGTGAAGGTGAGATAAGAATGATACCTATTGTATCTGGTGCATGGTTTTGGATTGCTGCAGCATTTATAGGTGGCGGTGCTGCTGCTGCTGCATCTTCTATAGCAATAGTTGCTACATTAGGTAGTGTTTTAGTAACAACAGGTATATCAATGGCTGTAAGTGGTGTAACTAATATGTTATTCCCACAACAGCAACCTACAGTAGGTGATGTGCCAAATGGTTTAAGCGAAACAGATACAAGGGTTAACTATTCATTTAGTGGCATACAAAACGTATCACGTAGTGGTGTTTGCATACCTTTGATATATGGAGAGGTGTTTACTGGCTCTATAGTCGTTAGTTCTGGTACTGATACTGCACCTGTATTTAAAGATTAATTATGACTTTACCAGGCAATATAACTGATGCAAATAGTCTTAGATTTAAGAAAAATGACGTAGAAGGACAACTTAACCTAAGATATTACGACAACGAAATGAAAGATGGCGAGATTGGTAGCCGTCAATTTGTTACAACGATAGACGTGATTGCAGAAGGTCAGGTGGCAGGGTTCCCATCTGCTATAGATGCAGGTCATACACAAGGCACTAATGATTACAATAGAACGTCACTTAAAGATGTATTTTTAAATAATGTTCAAGTGCTACAACAATCTGCATCTAATACAGCACCTTCTGATAATGATTTTAATTTTGGTACTTCAGATGCTAATAGACCAAGATTTATACCACGTTTCGGTACTTCTACACAAACAAAAATACCAGGTGTAAAAGAAACAGAAAGAGATAGACCAGTAGGTGTTACTGTAACTACAACAAGTCCACAAGTAGTCTCAATTACAGATACAAATACTGATGGTATAAGGGTTACTATTGGTTTTCCTAGAATACAAAAAATTGAAGATGATGGAAATATATCTGGTACAACAGTTGAATATACAATAGAAGTTAAAAATCAGGCAGGTACGTTAATAAAAAAAATAAATACAACTAGTAACCTCACTGGTTTAGATCGTGATATACATACAGGTGGAGGTAGGGTCACAGGAAAAAGCACATCACCATATTTTAAAGATCATATAATATTTTTACCTGATGATATACAAAATTCTGATTTCCCTTTATCAGTAACAGTTACTAGAGTTACAGCAGATAGTACAGATTCTAGATTAATTAATGCTTTTGAGCTTACATCTATTACTGAATTAATTTTTGAACAACCTACATATCCTAATACTGTTGTTGCTGCTTTGCGTTTTGATGCTGAAATCTTTAGATCAGTACCACAAAGAATGTATCGTATTAGAGGTCGACTTGTAAAAATACCACATAATTCAACTGTTAGGGCAGATGGTTCTTTATCTTTTAGCGGTAGTTTTAATGGCACATTAAAGGCAACTAAAGAATATTGTAACGACCCTGCATGGGTTTTATATGACATTATTACTGAAAGTAGGGCGGGTTTTGGTGATTTTGTATCAGAAGATGATGTAGATAAATATGCTTTTTATAATGCTTCTGTATATAATTCAGAATTAATAGATAATGGTCAGGGTGGTACTTCCCCTAGATTTAGCTGCAATATAGTTATACAGACATCTACTCAGGCATATACCTTATTAGACAAAATTGCATCAATTATGAGAGCAAGTTTATTTATAGAAGATGGTAAAATTACCCTTACTCAAGATAGACCAACTAATAGCAGCTATTTCTTTTCATATGCCAATGTTACTGAAGATGGTTTTATTTATAATAATGCAAGTAAAGCTACAAGAGATACAGTTATAAATGTCAAATATTTTCAGAATGAAACAAGAACATATGAATATGAAACAGTAGAAGATACTACTGCTAATCAATCTAAATTCGGTGTAGTTGTAAAAAATATAGAAGCAGTAGGTTGTAGCGATCAGGCACAGGCTAGAAGAATGGGTTTATGGCATCTTTACACACAGAACAATGAAACAGAAACAGTTGCATTTACAACAACAGCAGATGCAGGTACATTAATAAGACCAGGCAATATAATCACAATACAAGACCCTGTTCGTAGTGGTTTAAGAAGGTCAGGGAGAATATCAGCAGCTACAACAACACAAATAACAGTAGATAATACAAAAGATTTACCAACAACACCATCTACAGGTGATGAATTATCAGTAATTCTTACAGATGGTACACTTGAGACTAAAACTATTTCTACAATATCTGGTTCTGTAATAACAGTATCTAGTGCATATAGTTCTGCACCACAGGTGAACAGCGTATGGTTGTTTGTAAGGGCTACAACTGAAACAGAGGATTTTAGAGTGTTATCGGTTAAAGAAGATAATAATACATTTACTATATCTGCAATGTTTCATAACCCTGCTAAATATGCATTTGTAGAAGATGGTGCAGCAATTACAACACCTGTAATAAAAAATTTAATAGAACTAAAAGATGCACCTAGTAATATTGCAGGTGATGAAAGGATTATTGTATTAGGTGATAGGGCAGTAAGTAAGCTGATTGTTTCATGGCAACCAGTAGCAGGTGTTTCACAATATTCTGTTAAACATAAATTTAATAATGGTAGTTTTCAGACAACTATTGTACAAAGTCCTATCTTCGAAATATTTGATACTGAATTAGGTACGTATGAATTTCAAGTATATAGTTATAATGCATTTTTTGAACCTAGTGTAGAACCTACTACATTAACTTTTGATGCTGTTGGTAAAACTGCTGTACCTGCTGATGTTACAGGTTTACTTGTAGAACCAGTATCAGATCAGTTATTAAGATTACGTTTTAACCAATCTACAGATGTTGATGTTATACATGGTGGAAACGTAGTAGTAAGACATTCTAACCTTACAAATGGTACAGGTACATTTACTAATTCAGTTGACATAATCCCTAGATTGCCTGGTTCTGTTAGTGAAACGCTAGTACCTGCTATTAATGGTGAGTATATTTTAAAATTTCGTGATGATGGCGGTAGGCTTAGTGCAGGTGAGGCATCTGTAGTTGTAACTAACCCTGACCCTTTTCCAAAACTTGTAACATTTACAGATAGAGAAGATACAGACAGCCCACCTTTTGCAGGTACAAAAGTAGATTGTTTTTTTAGTGATGATGTTAATGGTCTTGTATTAGGCTCATTAGAAACATTAGATGATGTAGCAGATTTTGATGCAATAGCAGATTTTGATTTTTTAGGTGCTGTAGATATTACAGGTGGTACCTATGATTTTGCAAATATTTTAGATTTAGGTTCTGTACACCCATTAAGACTAACAAGACATTTTGTAACACAAGGTTTTTATCCTAATGATTTGATAGATAAAAGAACAGCAAATATTGATACATGGACAGATTTTGATGCTGCTACTGCATTTGATGTAAACGCTAAATTATTAGTAGCCACTACAACTGCTGCACCTTCTAATGGCTCTAGTTATCAAGATAGTGACTTTACAGGTAAAACATTTAACACTTTTGCTAATGGTACACACATAGGTAGAGGGTTTAAATTTAGATGTGAAATGGATAGTGATGACCCTGCACAATCAATAGAAATAGATCAATTAGGCTATACAGCAGAATTAGATAGGAGAACAGAACAAAAGTCTAATCTTAGTTCTGGTACATCATCATCTGGGCTTGCAGTTACTTTTGATCATGCGTTTTTCACAGGTGCTAGTGGTACTGATGTTGCAGCAGGTTCACAATTACCTAGTATTGGTATTACTGCTAATGATTTAGGTGGTACAGATAAATTTGAAATTACAAATATTTCTGGTAGTGGATTTACAATAAAATTTACTAATGCAGGTAATGCTGTACAAAATAAAACATTTAGTTATACTGCTGTTGGTTTTGGACGTGGTAGTTAAGAAATAAAGTTTAGCTTGGAAAATATCTATAAAATGGGTAGAATATGTTTAAATAAATTTTTATTTTTAATTGTTATTACTTTTTGTAAGTAATTTACTTTTAAAAATATAATTAAATAACCTTTAAATACATTGGTATAACTGCAATGTCTCCAACCCATGATATGATAATTGACAACTCCACAGGAGCAAATGTCAGGGCAGATATTAATAACGCATTAGCAGCACTAGTAAGTAACAGTAGTTCAAGTTCAGAACCTGCAACAAAATATGCATATATGTGGTGGGCAGATACTACAACTGGAATATTAAAAATTAGAAATTCAGCAAATAACGCATGGGTAGAATTGTTTCAATTAGATGGTACATTAACTCTTGAAGATGGGTCTGCAAGTACGCCTGCTTTAGCTTTTAGAGATGATTTAAATACAGGGATGTATCAAGATGGTAATGATATTATTAATTTTTCTACAAGTGGTGTTGAAAGATTAGAGTTAAGTGGAACTGCAACAGTATTCAATGAAGATGGTGCTGATGTAGATTTTAGAATAGAAGGTGATACAGAGGCAAATTTATTTTATGTAGATGCAGGTAATGATCGAATTGGTATAGGTACATCAAGTCCATCATTTTCCCTTGATGTAAATGGATCTATGAGAATAGGTGATGGTAATGTTGGTCGCAGAATACAGTTTTCTCGTAGTGGTTTAGGCGATGAATTGGTTATTGGGGTAGATGGAACTGGTGTTGGGAGTGCTAATGATGCAGTTATTCAAAGTTCACCTTCTTTTGGTAGACCTTTAATATTTGGAACTAATAATTCAGAACGTATGCGTATAGATTCTTCTGGAAGGTTACTTATCGGAACTACTACTGAAGGATTTAGTTCAGCTGATGACTTAACAATTGCAACAACTGGTAACACTGGAATTACAATACGTTCTGGAACAAGCAATACAGGTAATATATATTTTTCTGATGGAACTTCAGGAGATACTGAATATCAAGGGTTCATTGAATATGACCACTCAGCTAATTTTTTAAGGTTTGCTACTGCTGCAACACAACGTATGCGTATAGATTCGTCTGGAAACGTAGGTATAGGCACAACAAGTCCTTCTCAAAAATTAGACGTAGATGGAAATTTAAAATTACCTGATGATATGGCAGTACTTTTTGGTGTTTCTGATATGGCTTATGTAAGAGGTAAAGATAGTACAGATGGATTTTTAAAATTAGGTACTTCTGGTTTAGAACGTATGCGTATAGATTCGTCTGGGGATATATTTATAGGTAAAACTGCATCTGATGTTAATGATACAGGTGTTGAGTTAATGCAGAATGGTGAAAGTGCTTTTACAAGAAATAATGGATCGACTTGCAAATTTAATAGAGGTACAAATAATGGCATTTTGATTTCTCTTAGAAGAAGTGGTATTGAAGGTGGAACAATAGGCATAACTACTACATCAGCTAGTTTTAATACCTCAAGTTCTGATAGGTCACTCAAAAAGAATTTTGAGGCTTGGACAGAAAATACTCTTGATTTATTTAAAAAATTAAATCCACAAAAATTTAATTATATAGTTGAAGATGATGGAGCAGAAAAAACAAAAGGTTATATTGCACAGGATTTAATTGATAGTTTTCCAGAAGCATATCCAAAAAATGATGATGGTAAATATTTGTTTAATCCTTCTGGTATGGTTGTTTATTTAATGAAAGCGATACAAGAATTACAAGCAAAAGTTGAAACCCTTGAAGCTGCCTAGTATAATTGGATAACTTAAATAAATTTTATGGCAACACCGCAAGAACTTTATGACGAAACAAAAACTCGTCTTGATTTAAACATTGCAAAAGCACAAATGCTTGAAAGAGAAATACAAGAAAAAGTCGCAGAAAAAAATAAACTAATGCAACCAATAATTGAAGATCAAGGTGCATTAAAACAGTTAGAAAAACTTAGTGACGTTGTACAAGCTGTAGAATCAAAGTAGAATAGAACTAAAATCTAATTATCATGGCTGTTACTTGGGGTGTTGCTAGTTTAGATGCAACAAAAACTGTAGGAAGTTTATCTGATGTTGTTACAACTGTTCATTGGACAGCAAGTGATACAGACGGAGATCACACTGGTTCTGCATATGGTTCTGTAGGACTTGCTGCTGCTGATAGTAGTTCTTTTACTCCATATGCAGATATTACAAAAGCTAATGCTATTGCATGGGCTAAAGCTGCAATAGGTTCTGATGAAGTAAAAGCTATCGAAACATCTATTGCTGCACAGATTACAGAATCAAAAACACCTACTGTAACTTCTGGTGTACCCTGGTAGTCATATAAGAGGTAATTAACCATAAAGGTGTAACAGTTGGAATTATTATAAGCATTGATATAATTAGACTATGACTAATAGCCTTTAGTATTGCTTCTTTAACCATGCAAAAAATTATAAACATTCTAAGTATACTTTCTTTCCTACTTATATCTAGTACCCTAATAAGTACATTTATAGGTTACAGGTGGCTTACATCACCAAAATTCGAAAAGTATCTAAAAAATAAAATTATGGGTAATATTGATAATGTTTTACCTGATGCAATAAAAGGTGGTATGCCAGAATTTACAACACCACCAATAGCAGAACCTAAAGTATCAATACCATTATAAATTGCCAGAAATAAACATTATACCTAGTGCATCAATACCACGTATACCTGATGTTGTAATACCTAATCAAACAAATATACCTACAAGTACTCATGTAACAAGAATGTTACCATCTACTTTTGATATGCCTTGTGCAACTGTTAGAACTGATGGTACAAAAAATTCACAGCTATTTACAGATGACCCTGCAGGTAATGTTGTTATAAATTGTGCTATACCTTTTTATGAACCATTACAATATAATGCTAAGGATTTAGTGCCAATACAGGAAGCAGAACCACCTACAAATGTAGAACAGCCACCTATAGCAGAAACAGAAACACCAGAAGTACCAAAAATACCAGAAGAGGATAAAGTGGAGTGTCCTGACCCAAAAAAAAATAACCCACGTATAGGTGATTTAAATGCAAAAGGTACAGAAAAGGTTGTAGGTTTTAAATATATAGAAGAAACAAAAGAATGTGTAGTGCAGTATGAACCAACA